TCAAGCTGCGCATCCCCAAGACCACTATCTACGCGTGGAGCAGAGGAACGGAGCCACGCCATCAGGACGGCGAGACATTCATCGCGTACTGGATGGAAGAGACTGGAGGGGCGCGCGATAACTTGCCGCGGCTATGTCGAATCCCTGATTGCGTCAGTCGGTTGACACTGACCCGTTCCAACTTAGTCGAGATTTCGAACGCGCTCATCTTGCAGAATCACTAAGGGCCATTCCGCGCCCCTAGGAGATCATGCATGAAATCGCAACTCAAAGGCGGCAGCTTCAGCGAAGGTGCCCGCTGCGCCGAACACGCACGCACTGCCCCCGCCAACACCCTCAAGAAAGTCCCGCCTCCTGGCCCGAAGGCTGAGCCTGTGCGTCTGAATGGCGTGCCGAAGGTCGGCGGTAACGGGATCAAGTGATGGATAAGCGCCCGAAAGACGTTCGCCCCTGGGCCGCTCCGTTTGATATCCGACCGAGCGCTTAACTATGCCCGTACTCACTGCCAAGCAGCGCAACAAGCTGCCCAAGAAAGAGTTCGGCCTGCCGGGCAGTGAGAAGTACCCCATGCCCGACAAGAGCCACGCCCGCAACGCCAAGGCACGCGCCAGCCAGATGGAGAAGGCTGGCAAGTTGTCGTCTTCGTCCAAGGCAAAGATCGACGCCAAGGCTAACAAGGTGCTGGGGAAGAAATGACCCTCTCCGCGCGCAACCAAGCCATCATGCATCTGCTGCACCAGGTCGCACATCTGTCGCAGCGCCTGCGTGCTTCGCGCTACACGGCGTTCGTTGTCGTTGATGGGCGGAGGGTGTGATGGATTGGCGTTGTCATATCACCAACGACCTCGCAATGATGGAGCTCCGCCGTCTGGTGGGGGTCTACGAGGGTAGAGAGGCCTTCCCTGATCTTGGGCGCGTTGATATCCCCCTCGAAGGGCGCGAGCTTAGCCTGGAGGAATTCTGCGATAAGCATCTTGCTCCTTTGGCTATGGAGTTGTACATGCAGCGCAACCGCGGTCTCGACCATCCGGAGTGGGTGTAATGGCTGACACCCTGTACATACCCACCCCTAACTGGCCTGCCAATCACCAGCAATATACGTTGCTTGTTTCCCCTGAGTGGCCAAAGCCACATATTCGCCTTTCGAAGACTGAATGGATATGCCAGTCTGAAAAGGATGGGCACACCTGCATAGGGCGGGCCTATTCGCCTGCGTACGCCTACCGCCAGTGGGTAGCAATTATGAATTGGTCCGCCACGCCCGAGCCTTGGAAAGAAACGTTGTGGCAGCGCTTCTTGCATTGGTGGGGTTCGTAATGGCAGGAGGCCGCCCCACCAAGTACACGCCCGAAGTGCTAGAGAAGACTCGGGAGTACGCCGAGAACTACCGCGCGCACGGCGATCCTGTGCCGACCATTGCTGCGTTGGCGCTGATTCTGGACGTCGACCGCACCACCATCCACGCGTGGTCCAAAGAGGCTGGGAAGGAAGAGTTTTCCTACCTCTTAACGCGAATTGAGCTTGGTCAAGAGCGGGAATTGGTCAGCGGAGGCATCAAAGGGGAGTTCAACCCGGCCATTACCAAGATGATGCTGACCAAGCACGGCTATACGGACAAGGTAGAGCAGACGCATCAAGGCCCGAATGGTGGGCCAGTCGAGCAGGCGGTGTCGCTGACCATCAATTTCGTGAAGCCATGAACATCGACTTCCCGGAGAAGTTCCAGGCTCTGTTCAAGCCCATGCGCTACAAAGTCTTCCATGGAGGGCGGGGTGGCTCCAAGTCATGGGCGGTAGCTCGTGCGTTGTTGCTGATGGGCGCTGAGCGTCCGCTACGCATTCTCTGCGCCCGGGAGATCCAAGACTCTATCCGCGACTCGGTGCACAAGCTGCTGAGCGACCAGATCGACGCCATGGGGCTGTCGGCGGTCTACGAGATCCAGAACGCAGGCATCTACGGTCGCAATGGGACCGAGTTTGCATTCGCCGGGCTGAAGAACAACATCAACAAGATCAAGTCCCACGAGGGCGTAGACATTGTGTGGGTGGAAGAAGCCGCCACGGTGTCGCGCCGGTCGTGGGAGACGCTCATCCCGACCATTCGCAAGCAGGGATCGGAGATCTGGGTGACGTTCAACCCCGAGCTTGAGACGGATGACACGTACGTCCGCTTCGTGAAGAACCCACCGCCGAACGCTGTGGTTGTCAAGGTGGATTACCTGGACAACCCATGGCTGCCTGACACTCTGCGCACGGAGATGGAG